CGGAGGGTTCAATGAGTTCGAATTTGTCGAGAAGTTCGCAGCTGTACAAGAAGCGTTAGAGCAAGAACAAGAACTACGAATGGCTGAAGAGGCTAACTTACAAAGCGCTCAAGGTCCAATTGAAGGAGAACCGAATGCTCAGAATACCCAACCTGTTCAGGGGCCTGTTCCCGGACAAGGGTTCTAAAGAACAGAAGAAAGCTTTCTTTACTTCCTTGGAGGAGTGGAGGGAGCACCCGTTCTCGAAGGAGCTCTGCGTAGCTTTGCAGGCTGAACTGGATGCCTCCGTTCAGAAGGACGAGAGTTCAGAAGGGTTCTTATCTTTCTTCGATTACAAGTTCAAGCGAGCTAAGGCTTTAGGAGCACGCTCGGAGTTACGTAAATTTTTAAAACATCTTAAGTAGGTACTATGGAAACAATTACCCCAGAAGTCCAAGCAGAACAGCCTGCACAACCCGTTTTTACCATTCAAGGCCGTGATTACACTGCCGAGACTGCAACGACTAAAGTACAGAGCCAAGATACTCATATCCGTACCTTGGAACAAGAAAACAAAGAGCTACGCGAAAAGATTTCGAATATTCAGCACACGGGGGACCACGCCCAGAAGCTAGACGAAATCCTAGGCCAGCTCCAACAGCCTGAAAAGGCTCCCGAGACTCCTCAGGGAGTTGCTCCTGCTCTAACAGACTCGCAGTTATCCGACAAGATACGTGCGGAGATGCAAGCGCAGGCGCAGAGAAGTACAGCGGAAGCTAACCTTAACTCCTGCTCTGAGGCAGCTAAGAGGGCTTTCGGTGACACTTGGGAAGCAGCACTAACTCAAAAAGGAGCTGAACTAGGTTTCGACCAAGCCAACGTAAATGCGCTTATGCTAGATAACCCGACAGCGTTTAACAACCTGTTCATCCCTAAACAACCTACGGCTAGCGTTGCCCCTAGGGCATCTGTAGCGCCTTCAGCAGCCTTGCAAGGGGTACCGCAGAAGTTCCCTAATGCAACGCGGCAGTGGGGAGCGAACGAACGCCTAGCTGCTCAACAGTCGCAGTTCGAGATTGTGAAGCAAGATTTAATCAGCCAGGGTAAAATCCCAGCTTAGGAGAAATAACTAATGTTTACTACAAGTAATTCCGCACCTCTTATTTACCAAGAGATGTACTCACGTACAATGCAAGGTGTACTAGTCGATTGGCTAGTAGGTATGCCTATCCTGAACGACCGTACTTCGGAGTTCCCTCACGGGGATAATCTGAACATTACGCAGATCGGTCAACGAGAGGTTCAGGACTACACTGAGAACACGGCAGTAGAGTTCAGCGGTATCGACTTAGACCGCATTAACTTGAATATCACTGATTTCAAACAGACTGGCTTCTACATCACGGATACTCAGAAGCAGGATGCGGCTCTGTGGGAGAGTGCTTGGAACCAGAACATGGTTGAGCAGTCCTTAGCTATCGAGCGTCAGCAAGAGACCGCTACGTTCGCTATCTGTAATCAGCAGTCCTTAGGTTCTCCTAATGCGATTAACGGACGTGCGCACCGTCGTATTGGTACAGGTACCGTCGGCGGCAACTCGAACCGTATGACTATCGACGATATCCGTCACATGAAACTGGCCTTCGACGAGGCGCGTGTTCCTGCTGAAGGACGTGTTCTGTTCGTGGATAGTACAGTTGAGTTCGACTTGAACGACTTAATCGACATCACTAAACCTGCTACCGGAGATTTGTTCAACAACAACCTCGATGGTATGGTGAACACAGGTTTAGGCAACCGTTTGAACTTCAGTATAAACATCCACGGTTTCAATATTATGATTGCGCACACGTTGCCGCGTCTTGCATCTGAAACTATCGGAGGTACAACTGTAACTAACGCTGTATGTAACATCGCTATGTCTATGGCAAGTTCCGACCACTTACCGTTCATGGGTGTAATGCGCCAGCGTCCTGATGCTGAGCACTTCCGTAACGTTAGCTTACGTCGTGATGAGTACAGCTCCGTGTACCGCTACGGTCACGCAGTCCAGCGTTTCGAAACTCTAGGTGTAATCCTAACTAACCGTGACTAATTAACACGCCCCTTCGGGGGCAGGAGAAATTTATGGGCGTAGAACGTCGTGTAGACCCTGTAGGTAACAACAGTTCACCTACCACTATTTACGGTCCTTCTGACCCTTTAGCCTTCTCTAAGAAGGGCTCTAAGGTTGCAGGCGAGGGTTCCAAGAATCAATTCAACTGCGAATGGACGTTCCAGATGTCGGACTTGCCTACCACTTCGGAGGTAGATGTTCAGATCATTAAGCTCGAACCTAACGCTGTTATTAAGTCCGTGGATGTCTTCATCTTGAAGGCTTTGTCAGGAGGTACCGACTTCACGATAGGTATGGCGCAATTAGATGGTACAGCTATCGACGCTGACGGTATCTTGACGACTAATACTACAACTGCTGTGAACTCTTTCATTCCTGGCGACGGAGGTTTAATTAACGAGACCAGTACCTCTTTAGGTAACAACGAGTCCCAATTAGTTGCAACTACTGACCACACTGCTGGTGTTGTTAAGGTTGTTGTTGAGTACGTTCGTGTAGGTGTTTAAAGGAGGCCCCTTCGGGGGCTGAACTTATTTTAATTATTTTTGAACTCTGAACCCGAGGTGTTGTCTAATCAATGAATCCTAAGACTCTCCTAGAAGTTATTCAAACTTACTTAACTTACAGTAACGGAACAGAAGTAGACTCAATTCACAGTTCTGATGAAGCTTACCAAGCAGCTGTGATAGCTAAGAAAATGTTCTACACTGTAACAGATAAGAGTAAAGATTTCCAAGGGACAAGTAAGTTAATTACTTTAGACCACTTAGGTGATTTGAGTAAACCTAATTACTTGGTTATCCCTGAAGGCGTTAACCATCTTAGAGATGCGCTAATTAAGTACAACAACAGTTCTCCTACTAAGCGTATAAATTACGTTCAGGTTGAGTACTTAGACCCTAGGGACTTCGTAGACAAGCTGAGTACAAGAACGGTTATCAGCAGCAGGTACCAAGAAGTTACTAACTTCGATAACGTGAAGTACCTCGTGGATACAGAGAAGCATCCGCAGTACTTCACTTCTTTCGATGGTAAGCACATCGTGTTCGACAGTTACGACAAGTCGGAAGACTCTGCGTTACAAGCAAGCAAGTCTCAAGTTCTTTGCAACGTAAGTACAGAGTTCGTCTTAGAAGATACTTTTGTAATTCCTTTAAGTTCTAACTTGACATCTGGTTACGAAGATGCTGTAATACAGGAATGCTTACTTGCGCTCCGACAAGAAACGAATGCCGCAGTCTCACGTAGAGCTAACGCCTTCATGACGAAGCTGCAGCAGAATCACAGAGTTGTAGGCAACAAAAGTACAGGTCGCCGTAAGTACGGTAGACGAAGATAGGTTAACAACACCCCGCACGCTTCTAGGTTGCACTACTGCGCCTCAGCGTACCAGGCGGGGTTATTCTGAATACACCTGCCGAGCCTATGCTTGCAAGCTGAAATTGCGCAGGTCTTTTTACTTAAGGAGTCTAAATGGCAACCCCGAAGAAATTAATTGCAGTCCCAGCAACAGGAACAGGTTTGTACCGCGTGCAGTTCGAAGGTGGAGGCCAACTCCCTGAAGAGCTCGAAGGACGTTTTACCTCCCGAGAGGTAGCACAAACCAATATCGACATCTACGTAGAGAACAAGAACAAAGGAACTAAGAAGTAATGCCTAGAGCCTTCGGAGACAAGAGTTACCTCGGAGCAATCCGAGGATTAATTACAGAAGCTAACCCTCTAGCTTTCCCCGAGGGTGCAACCTTAGACGAGAAGAACTTCTTACTTCAAAAAGACGGTCAAGTCCGAGCACGTAGACGAGGCTTCGAGAACTTCCTCCCCTCCTCTTACGTTATCTCGCACGCCTTAAGTACTGCTGTAGAAGTAACCTCGGTGTACTACTGGGACAACCCTGAGGTGCATTGCGTCTTCCTGAAGGAAACAGGGAGCGTTAACAGGACATTCGCTAGGTTGCACAGGAACGATGCGTTGTTCAGCTTCTTGCAGGAGTACGAAGTGAATGCAACAGAGGGTGCAGATGTTCAAGTCGCAGAGAGTTCGGAGTACTTAGTCCTGAGTACAGGAGGCAACAAGCCTGTCCTGTTGCAGTACATAAGTTCAACTCCTGAGATAACTGCGCAAAGTATTGATTTGTACGTACGGGACTTCGAGTTAGTTCCTGATGGTTTGCAGATAAGCGGTAGACCTGCTACGTTACAAGATACGCATAAGTACAACTTACTTAATGCAGGTTGGTGGGCTCCCCGTTACTTAGAGAGCTCAGGCAACCTAGGAGACCCTTTAGAGGAGTTCAAGAGCAATCAAAGCTCTAGGACATTAAGTACAGAGTTCGTAGCTCCTAGTACCCTCCAAGGGATTCAAGACATCTCCCTGAGTACTCTTCAGGTAGGCGCAACGTTCGAGGTGTCGGGGACAACAAGTAACGATGGGACTTACACGGTCGCTTCTGTACAAGTTGTCCCTGGTTCGCCTCAATCTGTTACAATAACAGTTCTAGAGACAACTGTCGTTGACGAGAGTACAGTGGAGACTACGTACGAGATTGATGGAGCGTACCCGAGTAACGCTGACATCCCTCTGCTCGGTACTAAAGCTAACTCCGACGGGGCAGTACGTTTCAGTGCAGAGACCCTGGACGAGACTGTTACCGGGAACACAGAAGCTCCTAGAGGGCATTACGTGTTCGCCATCAGCGCTTTCGACAGGAACTCTCGTTTAAGCAGCCCAGGTACAGACGGTACAGCTAGTACAACGCTAGGCCCGAGTACATCAATTCCTTTGTAGGTACGTATGGTACAGAACCCCTCCCCTCCCTTTCGAAACCCTGTAGCTGTAGGCTCAGGCTTCGGTCGCTTCTTTTACGGAGCAGGTAACGCAGTTCTCTTCAGCCAAACTCTAACCGAGCCTGGAGTAGCTGGGAAGTGCTACCAAAACAACGACCCCACCTCAGACGATATCCCTGACCTGTTAGATACAGACGGCGGCGTGATAGAACTAGAAGGTGCAGTTAACATCCGAGCGTTGCAGCAATTCAGAGCAGGTGTAGTTGTTCTGTGCGATAACGGTC